CCCGAGAACGCCTGATGATCTTTTCGGCAATCAGCTAGAAGAGGCCAGGAAGTTAGAGCAGGATCTTAAAGGGGCTGATATTCCAGAGGCTGAGAAGAAGCGACTTCTTGAGCAGTTAAGAACACCGATTGATGCAGATTTTAATATTGGCGGGAGTTTGATTAATGCTCCTGGGTTAAATCAGAAGATGCGCCTTAGTTATGATATTAACGCAACACAATCTATAAAAGACAGATTAAACAAGTTGGCAAAGGTATCTGCCAGAAGCGCAGCGTTTGAGAGAAAGCTTGTAGCGGCTAAAACAGATCAGCCGGGTCAGATTCAATCAATGTTGACTTCCTCTAATACCTCACTTTTAGGAAAGCGATAAATGGGTAAATTAACTCCAAAGCAGTTAGCAGAGAAACCTGGAAAATTAAAAGGATTAAGAGGCACCTGGGAAACGCACTGGAGGTCTATTGCAGTTTACTTTCTTCCTCTCCGTAGGGAAATCAATGAAGAGCCAGCTAAGGGAAATAAGAGAAATCTTCAGCTGCTTGATAACACAGGTATTCAGGCGCTTGAACTATTATCGGCTGGCCTGCAGTCAATGCTTACTAACCCTAATCTTATGTGGTTTGATCTTACTACTGGAGATGAGAAGCTCGATGATCAGGATGGTATCAGGCAGTGGCTTCAGGCGGAGACGCTAAACGTACATAACGTTTTGAACAACTCTAATTTCAACACAGAAGTTCATCAGATGTACATGGATCTTGGTGCATTTGGAACGGCTGCTATGCTTATAGAAGAGGATGACGAATCGGTTATTCGTTTCTCAACCAAGCACATTAAAGATATTTACATTGAAGAAAATAACTTAGGTTATATTGATCGAGTTTACAGAGAATTCAAATGGACGGCTCAAAACTTGGTTGCAGAGTTTGGCGAAGAAGTCATGCCTCGATCTGTAATGGAGTGTTACAAGAAGAACGACACTAAAGAGTTTTATGTTGTTCATGGTGTTTACCCTAAAGATAGTAACGATGGCCCCGCTGATGAGCTGTTGCCGTTCGTTTCTCAGTATGTGTTAAAGGAAGAAAAGGTTGTATTGCGTGAGGGCGGCTTCCGTGAGTTCCCTTATGTGATTCCACGATGGACGAAGGCTTCTAACGAGGTTTATGGTCGTAGTCCTGCGATGAACGCTCTTCCTGATATGAAGACGTTAAACAAGATGACAGAGACGATGATGATTGCAGCTCAGAAGGTAGCAGATCCTCCACTTCAGGTGCCTGATGATGGAGTTGTTCATCCTGTGATTACTCGTCCTGGTGGTTTAACTCATGTCAGGCCTGGTAGTGAACCTATTAGGCCTTTGTTTAATCAGATCCCGGTTGACTTTGGTTTTCAGGCTATTGAGGACAGAAGGCAGCGGGTGAGACAGAGTTTCTTTGTGGATCAGTTGCAGCTGCAGCAGGGACCTCAGATGACAGCTACTGAGGTATTGCAGAGAACAGAAGAGAAGAACAGGTTGCTTGGCCCGGTATTGGGTCGGATGCAGAGTGAGTTTTTGCGGCCTCTTATTGATCGTGTGTTTAGCATCATGCTCAAGCAGGGTATGATTAGTGATCCTCCATCAGAGCTAGAGGGAAGGGATTTGGATGTTAAGTATTCATCTATGATAGCTCGTGCGCAGAGGATTAGCGAGTCTCAGAACATTTTAAGGACATTTGAAGCGGCTGCTCCGTTTATTCAGCTTGATCCTAATGTTCGAGATATGTTTAACGGCGATGAGATTGTACGTGTGTTGGCCAGAAGCTTGAATTTCCCTCAGAGGGGATTGAGAAACGACGAGCAGATAGCCGAGATTAGAGAGGCTCGGGCCGAGGCTCAACAGCAGATGCAGCAGCAGGAAGAGGCCAATCAAGAGGCGGATAGGATCTCTAAAGTGGGTCCAGCGGTTGCAGCAGCCAATCAGGCGGGGTAGAACTAGATTCTAGGTTGTACTTAGTCCGTGAACCTAGGGGGCGAGGGGGTCTTACCTAATCTACCCAAGCCCCCACCTATAAAGTTTTATGAAGAAAAACGACATAGATAAGATCATTAAATACAGGGCGCTTTTTAATACTCCAGATGGACAAGAGGTTTTAGATGACATGATGAGGGTTCATCATGTGTTGAGTCCGACTCTTAGTAAGAGGCCTAATGGAATAGAAATGGCATATAGGGAGGGAGAGCGCAGTGTTATACTTCGTATTCTTTATTTGCTTAATAGCGATCCTAATGATCTCAGAGCCCGAATCGAGAGGGTAGAAAAGGAGCAGCGAGATGGATCAGTCGTCGACGACTACTAATGAATTAGAGGAAGCAGTGGTTCATGATTTAAGGCAGCTTCTTGTTATAAGGCGCCAGATGAAGGAGCTTGATGAGGGCGTGTTATCTAAGATGAAGTATTTAAAAGAAGAAGAGCAGGCAGTTCGTATGCAGGATTATCAGAGATTGAATGCAGCGATTAACTGTTGTTTTCATCAATTAGGCAAGATTTATTTTGATAAGAGGGGAATGGAGTAAGACTATGAGCGAAGAGCAAGTGCAAGAACAGGGTTCAGTATTGGGTGGTACACAGGCGCCGGAGGCTTCTCAGGAACCGTCTAATAATGAGAGTTGGTATTCTTCTCTACCTGATGAGCTTAAATCTAACCCGGATATTATTAAATTTAAGAGCCCTGCTGATTTGGCGAAAAGTTATGTTCACGCAAGACGAGCGATTAGTAGTGATAAGGTATCCCTGCCTGGCGAGAACGCTACTGATGATGACTGGAAGCAGGTTTATAAGAAGCTGGGTCTTCCTGAGCAGTTAGATGAGTATAAGGTTGAAACGCCTGATGGATTAGATGAGGGCGTGATTGGTCAGCTTCGTGAGCAGGCTCATAAGGCTGGGGTATTACCCAAGCAGTTTCAACAGCTTGTGAATGCATTTTCAGAGATTAATTCTGGAGTTATGGAAGAATATCAGAAGCAGGCGATGCAAAAGATGGAAGAGGCTCAAGCGGAGTTAAAGCGTGAGTGGGGGCCTGCGTATGATAAGCAGGTTAAGCTTGCACAAGCTGCAGCGCGTGAATTCGGTGGAGAAGAGGCCTTTAATGAGTTGAATCAGGCGGGGCTTGGCAATTCTCCGGCAATTTTGAAGATGTTGGCTAAGGCTGGTTCTTTGATTGGTGAGGATAAGGTTTCAGGGGAGGGTAATAATTCTCTTGAGGTCACTCGCGAAGAGGCTCAAAACGAGATTGCTCAGATCATGAATAATCCTGAGAGACCTTATTGGAAGGGGCCAGCGCATCCTGGGTATGAAAAGGATAAGTCAAGACTTTTGTACTTGCAGGGTATTGTAACTGGCGAACAAGAGTAATATACTATTTGTCAAGAGTTAAATTAGGTAGGGATAACCTTAGTTGGCCCCTATATTAAGCTACGGATAACCATTGCGGCCCGAAAGAAGCAGCTTAATGCCTGATGAGGATTCACATTCGGGCCTTCTTATAGAAGACAACCCACGCAATTAAAAATTTACATCTTTAAGGAGGGGAACTTCTATGAGTTCACAAATTACTACCGCATTTGTGAAGCAGTATAAGGATTTACTGTTTCATCTATCGCAACAAAAAGGATCACGTCTTCGTGGCGCCGTACGCAATGAAATGCAAAAAGGCAGCGAGGCATTTTATGAAAGACTAGGGAAAGTCACAGCTGTTGAGAAGACTTCTCGTCACTCTGACACTCCACTAATCGACACTCCACATTCTCGTAGACGAGTTACTTTGACCGACTACGAATATGCGGATTTGATCGACGATCAAGACAAGATTCGTACTTTGATCGACCCTGAAAGCCCATACTTGCAAGCACAAGTATTCGCTATGGGTCGTGCAATGGACGAGAAGATCATCAACCAAGCTTTGGGCAATGCTTACAGCGGAGTTGACGGATCTACTGCTGTAGGTCTTGGTGACTCTCAGCGTTTGACAGCTGTTAACGATGCAGGCAACGCTGGTGCCAACATGAACGTTGAAGTTCTTCGTCGCGCTAAAGAGATTTTGGATGCAAACGACGTTGATGAGATGATTCCTCGATATTGTGCAATCAACGCTTCTGCTCTTCAAAGCCTATTGGCTGAGACAGAAGTTACTAGCTCTGATTACAACGTTGTTAAGGCGCTTGTTCAGGGACAGGTTGACACTTTCCTCGGGTTCAAGTTCATTCGACTAGAGTTGCTTCCTGCAACTAGCTTGACTTCAAGCTTTAGTTATACAGACGGTTCGGTTGGATCAGGTTCTGGAACACTTGATAGCACTTACAAGTCAATGATTGCATGGGCACAAGACGGCCTATTGCTTTCTATTGGTAAGGACATTGAGACCAAGATCAGCGAGCGAGCTGACAAGTCTTACGCTAATCAGGTTTATTCTAGAATGAGCATCGGAGCTACTCGTTTGGAAGAAGAAAAGGTTGTAGAAATTTTCTGCAAGCAATCATAAGGAGATAGACGAAGATGGCAACATTATACGGAGTAAACGCAGATAAAGCATTAGTTGACGTTCCTTCAGCCAAGGCTGGAGTTGGTGAGCAAGGCGGCCGAGTTCGATGTATTTATGATACATACGAGCTTACTGCTGACATGAGTGCAGCCGATGTCATTCTTATGGGTGGACTCATCCCTAAGGGTGCGCGAGTTCTTAACGTTCATTTGTTCTTTGACGCTTTGGGCGCAGGAACATTGGATGTTGGTTGGCAGGCGTCTGCTGAATTGTCTGGCGGATCAGCTGTTGAAGCTGCATCTGCTGATGGTTTTATTGATGGCGCTGCAGTGACCAACCAAGGTCACGAGTCCATGCAAGAAGATCATTTTGCAGAAGCTGGAATGTTCAAGAAGTTCGACGCTGCTGTACAGCCAGCGGTGACTGTAGCTACCGACACTTCTGCTACTAGCGGAACAATCGGCTTGTACATTCAGTACGTACTAGATTAATTTAGGAGGGAATGATTCTTGGCGATCTCAAAGGTAACTATATGCAACTCTGCTTTAGCGAAATTGGGAGCGTCAAGGATCAGCTCTCTTACAGAAGCCAACAAAAACGCCCGGCTTTGTAAGGAGCTTTACCCGAGGCTTGCTCAGGCTCTACTTAGGGCGCATCCTTGGAACTTTGCAATTGATCGAGTTCAGGTGGCAAAAGACGCAAC